TTGTGTGTACGGCGCCAATGGCGGCAAACGCCAATGTCACCGTCAAGTACACCAACCAGGACGGCGTGTCGAATCGCACATCGAACTTCTCACTGATTGCCGCGGGCGCGGTAGGGGTCTTGGTTAACGCCGGCAACAACTTACTTACAGCAGGCGGCGTTTCTCCATTTATTCCGATGCAGGGTTCCGACTACGGTATCCGCTCGATTGATTCAGTCACGTTTGATGCGGCAACGGGCGGCTTCATGTCGTTTGTGCTGATGAAGCGAGTCGCACAGATCCAGTTGCGCGAGGCCGGCGTCGCTTGCGAGATGGATCAGTTCACGCAACGCGGTGGCGTGTTGCCAAAGATTGAGAACGGCGCCTATCTGAACATGATCTACAACACGGGGCAAGGCGGTACGGCGATCCCGCTGCGTGCAGCATTGGAATTCACATGGAGATGAAACATGGGCTTTAGCAGTATGGACGATCTCGTTAACGAGATCACAAACAACGGCAAGTTCTATCGAGCCGACTGGATGAAGACGACCGGTGCCGCCGCCTACACGGCAGGCCACTGGTACGACCTTTCCCAGATCGCCGGCTTGCCGGTTGCCAACACGTACTCGGGCACCGCGCTCAATGCGCAAGTGCCGGACGAAACGCTCGGCTGGACGCTGTACCACGGCGGCAACGTGTCAAGCGACACGAAGCATCTGCTCAACATGGCAGCCATGACCGCGGTGGCGACGGGCGTGCCAAGCGCGCTGATGCTTGTTGATTACTGCTTGTATTACCCGGGCATTGATACCCGCGTCACGACCGCGCAGACGCTTGTCAACACCAACGCGCTGACGCGGTACACCGACGGCAAGGGCCTGCGCGCATTTATGCCGTACACGACAGTCTCAGGCACACCGGCAGCGACTCCGGTGCTGACGATGAGTTACACGCGCGAGGACACGGGCGGCACGGACACGGGCCGCTCGCTTGGCGCGGTTACGAACTTCTCGGCGGGTTCTGCGGCGCTGACGATCATTCCAAAGATCGCTCACTCTGGCGTGGCTGCCAACAACTACGGCCCGTTCCTGCCGCTGGCTGGCGGCGATGCCGGCATTCGCTCGGTGCAGACGGTCCAGTTCACAACGGCGCACACCGGCACCAGCATTCTTGCGGCCCTCGTGATCTGCAAGCCGCTGGCGTTTATCCCGCTCACGACCGTCTCGGTCGCTGCCGAGCGTGATCTCGTGAACCAGCTGCCGAGCCTGCCGCAGATCCGTGACGGCGCTGCGCTCAACTGGCTGTACTTCGCTGGTGCTGCTACTGGCGCTTCGACCAACTTCTACGGCTCGCTCGAGTTCGGTTGGGGCTGATCCATGCTCAAGCAGAACCTCACCCTGAACGCGCAATACCCTCGCCGGATGATCGGCGGGGGTAACGCGCAAGACCGGACAATGTTCGGACGCACGTCCCTGCGCAATCAGTGGGCGGGCCAGGGTGGGATTCTGCCTACCAGCGGGCTGCCGGTCGGAAACCTGGCCGGTGGCTCGTGGAGCCTGCCTCCCAAGGCGGGAGGCATGAGCAGCCGCAATATCTCGGAGGGTAGCGCGACGCTTTCCGCGTCAGGTGCCGCCGTGCAGACGCAGCAGAACATCGCGGCCGCCATCACGGCAGGCGCCGTGGTGTCTGGCCAAGGCGCCATGTTCGGCCTTATCTCGGCAACGATCGTGGTCAACACGGCACAAGCCACGGCCAACCAGATCGCAGACGCGGTGTGGAATAAGACGCTTCCCTAAGAGCCGCACATGAGCACGTCAGGCCAGCGGCTAGTTCTCCTGTCCGGCCTGCCAAGCGGGACCGCAGCAGAACACCTGCTCGAGATCAAACTGTCCGGCGCCACAGCCGGGCAGATCCTTGTCTCGAGGTCGTCGCTGGCATCGGGCACGGCCGCGCAGCACCTTCTCGACGACGGCAACACCGCGGGCCCGCGCTCGGGCACGTTTGCGGCTGTCGAAGGCGCCGACATCTTTGCCGGCTCTGGCATCACGATCTTCGGTGTTTCCGGCACTCTGGCCGCAACCGAAGTCGGTGCCGACGGCTTTGCGGCGACGGGCAGACTGCTTGTCCGCGGCACGCTTGGCGCTTCCGAAGGCTCGAGTGACGCCGCGGCTGCAGCGGGTCGTGTGGCGATCCGCGGCTCGATCGCCGCGACCGAGGTCAGCGACACGTTCGCCGCCTCTGGTGGTGCGGCCGTCACCGGCACGTTTATCGTTGTTGAACAGGCCCAGGACTCGTTCGCCGCAACGGGAGCGCCGTCCTACCGCGGCACGCTCGCCGCGACCGAAAGCAATGACGCCCTGACCGCAACGGGTCGGGTACTCGTCAAAGGCGCCCTGGCGGCAGCCGAGACCGGCGCCGACACGTTTGCCGCGACAGGCGCACCCAAGTACGTCGGCCAGTTGGCCGCCAACGAGCCAGCCGACACCGCCGCGGGCACTGGCCGGGTGCTCATCGCCGGCAACATCGTCATTGTGGAAGGCGCCGACCAGGCGGCTATCCCGGGCAAGGTTCTGGTCCGAGGCTCATTCGCAACGAGCGAAACGGGCGCAGACCTGTTCGATGCGATCGGCCGCGTCCCAGTCCGCGGATCGGCGTCGGCATCCGAAGCGGGCGCCGATTCGGCGGCATCAACAGGCACCCTTGTCGTCCCGACGCTTTCCCTGACCATCGAGCAGGCGCTCTTGTTGCGCAAGCTGCACGCGCTCCACGGACTGTCGGCGCCGCTCACGGTCAGCCAGAACTCGCGCGTCGCTGGCGACGTGGAGCAGTCCATCACGGACAGCGGATCTTCGACGACGATCACAACGACGGGCGGCAACGACACGTTCTTCGGTGACATCGGCACGATGATCGAGGAACTGGCCGCGCTGCACGGACTGACCGTGCCGATGACCGCGACCAACGCCGGCAGAACGGCGGGGTCGATCGTCCAGACCTTTACTTCGTCTGGCGACTCGACTACGGTAGCCCGGCAATGAATTTGTCCACTCGGGCCATAGCAGTACAGGGCATCGGGTTTGGTGCGCGGTTTGTAGCCCTGCAGGGTTTCGCGCCCCTTGTCATTGTGGACGCCCGTCCCGCCCAAGGCGACGGCCCGTCGATCACCAGCCGCTACTCCGACGATCGCGCCTACGACCCAGGCCGGGTGCGCGAGCGCCTGGCCAAGGTCGTAATCCGCGGCAAGGAATACGACCCGTTCGATCCGCGCCTGGTCGCCCTCCTCGAGGCGGCCGCCCGCGCGCCAGAACCCGAATCCGACGATGAGCTCGAGCGCCAGGAGCGCAGGCTCGCGCGCAAGTTCGTGGTGCGCACGGCAGACCGCGACATCGAGGTTCCGATGTTTCGGCCAATGCTGGCCGAGATGCCGAACTTCAAAGAAGCATTCGCCAAAGATTTCGAGAAGTACGCCGAGAAGGCGGCTCTCGCGGCAGCCGAAGAGCGCAGGCGAATCCTGCTGCTTCTGCTGTCGGCCGATCTCTAAGCAGCAAGCGAGGAAGTGTTGTGGCACGAAGCAAAAAGCCAGACAAGTACGTTCCAGTTCAGGTTGAAGACGGCAAGTGGTACCGCGTTCGCGGATACACGCATACAGAGTGCTGCGATTGCGCTCTAGTCCACAAAGAAGAAATGCGCCTGGTGGACGGCCACCTCGAGTGGCGCGCATCCCGAGACGACAAGCAAACAGCAAAGCGCCGAAAGGAGCTTGGCATCACAGTTACACAGAAGGTGAAGTCATGAGTGGTAAATCCCCGATCACGAACGAACAGGTACTTGATGCGTTGAAGCGCAATCGATGGCAGCGCAGCAAGGCCGCGACCGAACTCGGCGTATCGACCACCATGATCAAGGGCCGAATCGACCTGATGCGCAAGCGCGGTATCTACATCCCGGAATCCGAGTACGTCACCTCGCGCATGGACGTGCTTCATTCCTCTGATGAAGTCGGCGAGATCGAGGGCGCGACCGAAGAAGCCGCAGAAGATCGGCAACTGCAGACAGAACCGGTCAAGGCGCTGCTGAAGCGCGGGCCTGCCAGCCTCGAGGAAATCGCAAAGCAGTTGGACTCATCTCGCGGAGCGATACTAGACGCCATTGATCAGTTGCGTGAGCAGGGCTTCAACCTGCACGAGCACTCGGGCAAGTGGCACTGGTCAAAGACGCCCGCCCCAGGGCACGCGGCGACGGATCTGCCGAGTTTCAAGTCCGAGCAGGACGGATGGTTCTCGTTCGGGTTCACCTCGGACAATCACCTCGGATCGAAGTACGAACGGCTCGATGTCCTGAACGATCTCTACGACAAGTTCGAGGCCGAGGGGGTCGAGCACGTCTTCAACGCCGGAAACTGGATCGATGGCGAAGCCAGTTTCAACATGCACGACCTTCATACCCATGGCGTGCATAACCAGTTGGCCTACCTCGCCAAGCACTACCCGCAGCGCCCGGGCATCCACACCTACGCGGTGGCGGGCGACGACCACGAAGGGTGGTACGCACAGCGCGCGGGCATGAACATCGGCAAGATGGCCGAGAACGTGATGCGCGAGTCGGGGCGCCTCGACTGGCACGACATGGGCTACATGGAGGCGTTCGTGAATCTCACGCACGCGGGCTCTGGCGAGTCGAGCAAGCTCCACCTGATGCACCCGGGCGGCGGTACGGCCTACGCCGTGTCGTACACCGTGCAGAAGATCGTCGAGGGGTACGACGGCGGCGAGAAGCCGGCCGTGCTGCTGGCCGGGCACTACCACAAGCTCGCCTACGCCCTGATCCGCAACGTTCATACGGTCCAGACCGGTTGTACGCAGGACCAGACCCCGTTCGCGCGCAAGAAAAAGATCTCGTACCACCTGGGCGGTGGCGTGGTTCGCCTACGCCTCAACGAAGACGGCGCCGTGCAGCGGTTCCGCCTCGAGATCTTCAACTACTTCGTGCGCTCGTACACCAACAACCGGTGGAGTCACAGCGGCAGTGTGGCCCTGCCTGATCGAGGAGCGTAAAGGTGACAGAAAAGGACGCGATCAACCCCGGGCATTACAAGAGCGGCGACATCGAGTGCATTGACGCCATTCGCTCCGCTCTGACCCCGGAGGAGTTCCGCGGGTACTGCAAGGGCTCTGCCCTTGCGTACTTGTGGCGTCTTGGGCGCAAGGACGCGCCAGAGCAAGAGGCAAAGAAGGCAGCATGGTACGTCTCATGGCTTGCTGGACTAGATCCGCGCAAGCCGCAGTCGAATTGATTTTGCCTGCCTATATTTCCAATCAGCCACAAAGGTCGCATCCCCGCCGTGGGTTATCGGCGCGATCTAGTGGTCCCCGCAGCCAACGCGATACGTGGAGTGAAGCATGAGTGGTACCCAAGTCGATCTGAATTCTATTTCTGACAGCCCCGAGGATCTCGCAAGAGCATTCGAGGAACTGGAAAGCGGCGAAGAGGCCGCGGTCGAGCCCCCAAAAGAGCCCGAGCCGGAAGAGAAGGAAGACGACAAGGAACCGGAGAACGTCGATCCGCAGGATGCTGACAAGGCAACCCAGGACGACCAGAGCGAAGAGAACGCCGCTGGCGTGGCAACGAAGGATGGGAAGCACGTTATCCCATATTCGGTGCTGAAGAGCGAACGCGAACGCGCCTCGAGGGCCGAACAAATGGCCACCGAGATGAAGGAGCGAGTCGCCTTCCTCGAGGGCCTGGTCAAGAACGGGAGTGAAGGGGCGAAAGACGACGGTGAGAGCGCCCGCACCAGCCAACAGCCGCCTGTAAGCGATTTCTCGGAAGCTGATCTGGAAACCCTGAAGGAGGATTTCCCGACCGTCTACAAGGCCGTCAAGGCGGCCATGGCCCGAGCCGAAATGCTCGAAGCCAAGTTGAAGCCGGTCGAGGAGAGCGTGCAGTCGGTACAGGCCGAACGCGAGCGAAGCGCCAATGAAACGGTGCAAGACGCGATCGACTCGGTGCCCAAACTGGCGCACATCCAGGCGAACAACGTCGAGGCGTTTGAACTGGCCAAACAGTTCGACAAGACGCTTCGTGAGCAGAAAGCCTGGGCTAACAAGCCTCTGACGGAACGGTTCCAGAAAGTTACCGAGATGGTGGAAGCCGCGCTTGGAGAGATCGAGTTGCCGGGTGCGCCTCAAGCTGCACCAACGAACCAAGGGGACTTGAAAGCCAAGGCAAAGGCTAGGGCCGCGGAATCTGTAAAGAAGTCCGCGTCCGACGTGCCTAAGTCGCTTTCCGAGTTCCCGGCTGGACAGCACGCCGCGCAGGACGAACGCGAGGAAGCCCAGAACCTTACATCGGTTCAGCTTGCCGAGAAGTTTGCCCGCATGACGCCTGACCAGTTGGAGTCTTACTTCAATTCACTCTGACGTAATTTGCGAGGACTACCATGGCTACCAACATCCCCGTCGGGTCCGCTCTCGCGCGCAAGGTCTACTCCGTTGGCCTTTTCACGCGCGTTCAGCACAGCCCCGGCTTCATGAATCTCATCTCTGGCGAGATGCCGAAGGAAGGCAGCTTCGCCGCCAAGACCAAGGGTCAGACCAGCCCGGATTACCCGGTCGTCAAGGCGGGTGATCTCGCCAAGGGCGCCGGCGACACCGTGTCGATCGACCTCTTCAACATCCTGCAGGGCAAGCCTGTCATGGGTGACAAGCGCATCGCCGGCAAGATGATGCAGCTCACCACGTCCTCGATGGACGTGCGCATCGACCAGGTGCGCGGTGGTGCTGACAGCGGCGGTCGCATGACCCAGAAGCGCACCGTCCACAACCTCCGCAAGATCAGCATGGCTGGTCTGCAGTCGTGGATGCAGCGCCTCGAGGACCAGACGACCCTCGTTCACCTTGCGGGCGCCCGCGGCGCGCAGAACACGAGCGACTGGGTTGTGCCGCTTGCTTCGGACGGCGATTTCGCGGAGATCATGGTCAACGGCGTGAAGGCCCCGACCAAGAACCGCCACTTCTTCGCCAACGACGCGACCGGTATCGACAGCATCGGCACGAACGACGCCCTGACCCTTCAGGACATCGACCGTGTGGTGGCGCAGCTGCGCGAGTCGCCGGTTGTCATGCAGTCGGTGAAGATCAAGGGCGACGACCGCGCTTGGAACGATCCGCTGTGGGTGATGTTCGTCACCGAGCGTCAGTGGCTCTATCTCATGGCCCGCACCGGTCAGACGACCTGGCGTCAGGCCGTGCAGAACGGCTTTGAGCGCAAGTCGGCTGGCGTGAAGCACCCGCTGTTCGATGCCTACGAGACGATCATGTGGAACGGCGTGCTCATCAAGCGCATGAACCGTTACGCGATCCGTTTCGCGGCGAACGACGCGGTGACGGTGGACTCTGGTGGTGCCGACGGCCTCACCTACACCGAGACCTCGCAGACGGCGGCGCAGCCGGTTGACCGCGCGATCATCGTGGGCGCCCAGGCGCTTGCGAAGGCGTACGGTAAGTCGGCCTCGGACTACTTCTACGACTGGTCCGAAGAGTCGGTTGACCACGGCAACTCGATCGAGACGGTCTGCGCGGCCATGACTGGTACCGCGAAGATCCGCTTCAAGATCGATGGCGCGGACACCGACTTCGGCGTGGCAGTTCTCGACAGCTACGCGCCGGATCCGGCGTCGGCTGCTGGTCGTACGCTGCTCGGCTCGTAATAGCCACCCTGATTCGGAGACACTCAAATGGCTACTCTTAACGCTCCTTCCCTTCTGGATACGCAGTACAGCGGTGACTGCCCGTTGGCCCCGGCCCACGGCAAGTACACGTTTGCTGCCACTCCGTCCGCTGACAAGGTTCGCCTGGTCAAGCTGTTCGCTGGCTCGAAGATCCACGATGTCAAGGCCGTGAACGCCGCTCTCGGCGCCTCGACCACGATCTCGCTCGGCTACGAGTACGTGAACGGCGAGGCTGGCGGCAGCGCCACCGCGCTGCTTCCGGCCACCAGCACCGTGTCGGCCGGTGCCAACCGCTCTGCGGCTGCGCCGGTTGAGCTCGAGTACGACGCCTACATAACCGCCACGGTTGGCGGCGGTGCGGCGACGGGCGATCTCAACGTCGTGGTGTTCTACGAGTTCCAGGGCAAGTAATTGCCTGCAGGCTCGGTGAACTGACCGAACCAGGGGCGGCCTCTCGCGGGGTCGCCCCTTTCTTTTGGAGAGACAAATGGCATCCGTGAAGATCAAGTATGTAGGCAACAAGCCCGTCACCTTCGACAGCATCACCCGCTCCGGCACGGTCTGGAACGGAAAGGGCGACGTGAAGGAAGTCCCCGAGGCGACCGCCAAGGCGCTGCTCAAGTACCCCGACCAGTGGGCGCTCGAGAACCCGTCCGACATCCCGCTTATCTCCCAGGCGGAAGTCATCAAGGTCACGGACGAGGACGGAGATCAGGTTGTCGTTGACAGCGATGCGCTGAAGAAGCCGCTCGAGAAGATGAGCAAGACCGAACTGAAGGCGTTTGCCAAGCGCCGCTACAGCCGCGAGCTCGACGCGCGCAAGTCGTCCAAGAACCTGATCGACGAGATCGAAGAACTGGAAAACGATGTCAGTGTTGAGCGCAAGCCGGTTTGAGTCGAATAGGCGGTCGGGAACAATAATCCGAGCAATATCTGCTCGGGGCTCGCGTCGTGGCGAACGTCAAGTATTCAGACTTGCTGGATGAGGTGCTGCCGAATTTGGCGGCCGACCCGTCCGACCCTGTTACCGAACACGCGATCAAACGGGCCGCCATCCAGTTCTGCGAAGGCTCGTGGGTCTGGAAGCATCTGCCGGACCCGCTCGATGTCGAAGCCGGTGAGGCCGCCTACACGATCGAGATCCCTTCAGGGTCCGACGTGGCGGCCGTCATCGGCGTCGAGTACGACGGACAGCCGATCGATCAGAAGTCGGTCGATTGGCTCAACGCCAACCACCCAGGCTGGCGCACGCAGACGGGCACGCCCAAGTATTTCACTCAGGTCGATACCGAGCAGATCATTCTTGCGCCGGTCCCTGAATCGACGCTCACTGGCGCGCTCGTGCTCACACTTGCGCTGGCGCCGAGCCAGTCGTCTACCGGGTTCCCGAAGTGGATCTCGAACCAGTACATCTACGCGATCGCCGACGGCGCGCTGGCAAAGTTGATGACCATGCCGAACAAGGGATGGACCGACGTGCCAACCGGTCTCGATCGCCGGGTTTCATTTGACGCGGCCGTTGCTGGCGCACGAGCGACCGCGGTCACAGCCCTTGGGCGAGCGCCACTTCGCGTCAAAGGGCAGCATTAAGGAGCACCCATGGCCACTATCACTGTCAATTCCATCATCGAGAAGGCTCAGATCATTCTTCAGGACGCGACCGGCATTCGATGGCCAAACGCGGAACTGCTCGGCTGGCTGAACGACGGCCAGCGCGAGATCGTCCTGCTGAAGCCCAACGCCTTCGTCAAGAACCAGGCTATCCACCTTGTCGCAGGAACGAAGCAGGCGCTTCCGTCTGACGGCGTGCAGCTGATCGATGTGGTTCGTAACATGGGCACCGACGGCACCACCGCGGGCCGGGCCATCCGGATCGTGACCAGGGAAATCCTGGACTCGCAGACTCCGGACTGGCACGCGAGCACGCCATCGAACGTGGTGAAGCACTACAGCTACACCCTGTTCGATCCCAAGAACTTCTACGTCT